CGCTATCACACCGGCGGTATTGCAGGCATGGAGCCGAATGCCGGTTTGCAGCCTAACGAGGTGCCTAGCGTACTGCAGAGGGGCGAAGAGGTATTGACGCGAGACGACCCTCGTCACATCCTGAACGGCGGCGGAAATCAGGGACCGAAGAGTCTGAAACTGATCGCTGTTGATGACCAGCGCTCCGCGATATCCGAAGCGTTGAAGACTCCGGAAGGGCAGCAAGCGCTGATTGTCGGTCTGCGCTCACAATTGCCGACAGTTAAGAAAATGGTGAAATCATGACGACAAAATCAGTAAAAGGGACGCGCGACGCTAATGCCACCGTTAGCGGGTTCTCAAGCCGGATGAATGGAGCATGGATGCTCTATTGCCAGGACGTCTTCGGTGCTGCAGCGGAAAACCACACCTACTACATGTCGCAGTGGGTCTGGTTCCAGGGCGGGGTCTACACCGTTCAAATGGCCGCAGACGATTCGATGATCATGTATATCGACAGTAGCCAGATTGGCACGGCGGGCATGACTGTTACAGAATGGACGTATATCACCGTGGCGGAGGGATGGCACCGACTGGACGTGTCGTACACCAATATACCGACGTCGCCGTCGTATGCCGGATGGGCTTTCTACCGTGACGGCAATGTGTCACCGGAATTCTATTCCACGCCGGAAGGCATGGCCGGGGACGATGCGGAATGGCCTAACGTCGGAGCTAAACCGACAAGCAACGGAAGCAATATCCTCAATCTTCCGGTATTCCTTCCGGAGCCAAACTGGGGGGAAGACATCACCGAAACATGGGCGTGGCTGACGACAGTGAACACCTCGGAATCCGGTGCCGAACAGCGCCGGAAGATTCGCCGGTTCCCGCGCCGGTTCGTGGAAGCGCAGTTCCGCGGATTCCGTAATAAACGTCGCATACTGGACATGGCCATTAACGGCCTTGGCCGCGATTCGTGTCTTATCCCCTTATGGTTCGACAGCCAGTTTCTTAAAGTGAACCTGACAGAGAAAGAGAAACGGATCGACGGAGATTTCCAGTATCGCAATTTTTATCCGGGCTGCGTGGCCATCCTCCGGGACATGAGCCGCGATAACCTGTTCAACTATGAACTGGTGCCGGTACTGGAAGTTCACGACGACCATATCGTCCTCGCTACCGGGCTGAAAAAGGACTGGTCTAATTTTCGTTTGTTCCCGTGTCGCGTGGCAGTTATCGACGATCAAGTCTCGGCCGAGAACCATTCAAACAGCGCGGCTGATTATCAGGTGCGGTTCCGCATCACGACGGCCGAATCTTTTATCGATCCGTCCTGGTCATACGACGGAAAACCATGGCCGCGCAATGGGTCGGATAACCTGCCGATCATTAACCAACGTCACAACTGGCGGGAAACCCCATCCCACGCGTTCGACCGCATCGTCTTCTGGACAGACAACGAAACCGGTATCCCGTTTGTCATGGACGCGGGCAATCAGGAAACCATGGATTTCTCCCTGTCATGGCTGCTGAAAGGCAAGCGCCAGAAGTTCACATTCTTGCAATTGTTGTTCGCAATGGCCGGGCAGACGCAGCCGTTCTATGCGCCGAACTGGATGGAAGACTTTAACGTCGTGAAAGATATCAATCCGGCAGACGGCTATATCGCGGTAGAGCAGACGGGCTATTCATACTATGCCGACTTGCTGCAGGAGATTCGCCGCCGCCTGTACATCGAACTGGTCGACGGCACCGTGATTTCCTCACGCATCGTTAGCGCCCGCGCCGACAGCGGGGTCGAATATCTTTATCTCGACCAGACGATCGGATATGTCGCCAAATCCGACATTAGAGTGATATGCTTCATGCCATATTGTCGTCTCGGCTCGGATACCGTGGAAATAACGCACCACACGGATTTATCCGGACCGGCCGAATGTGTGCTGGCGCTTCATGGCTTCGTTGAGCGGAGGGATGCAACGCCAGCAATCTTCCCGTAAGGAGTCCTGCTATGGCGTATAACGAGTACGAAGCGTCGTCGTATAGTGGCCGCCCCATCCACTTATACGAATTTTCCATTGACCAAAAAACGTGGAATGTGACGTCCGCCGATAGTGACGTTTCTGTCGGCGGGAAACTGTACAAACAACTGGGGATTAGCGACGAGGGTGTCAGCCAGACCGGCGAGGCGCAGACAGACGGATTTACCATGACCGTGCCGATTACCTTCGACCTGATCTCACTTTTCGTGAACACCCCGCCTATCAACGATGTGACCGTCCGCCGCGCGCGCTTTCATGAGAACGACAACGAAATCGCGTACAACTATGTCGGCTTTATCAATAACGTGAACTTCACTACGCCCGGCGTGGCGGTGATTACCTGCCAGACGTTATCGCCGACGATGCAGCGTAACGGGCTGCGCCTGACGTGGCAACGAGGATGCCCATACGTTCTGTACGATCCGACAACATGCCGCGTAAACAAGGATGATCACAAGATAACGACAACCGTGGCCAATGCGCAGGGCGGCAACATCACGGTAGCCGCTAACCTCGCGGCATTCGGGGACAACTATTTCACGGCCGGATTCGTGGAGTGGACCGACCGGCGCACCGGTGGCCCCAATCGCAGGGGCATCAAATTGCACATCGGCAACACGCTTACGCTGCTTGGCCGAAGTGATGGTATTGCAACCGGGGATCCGATATACATTTATCCCGGCTGCAACCGAATCGCGCAGACCTGCAGCAGCAAATTTAATAACATGGCCAACTATGGCGGGTGCCCGCATATTCCTGGCAAATCGCCGTTTGGCGGCGACCCGATATTCTAAGGAGTCCCCATGGAACCGATGACCTGGGTAATGATAATCATGATGGTCGCCAGCATGATTTTATCGGTGGTTCTGGCACCTAAGCCGACACAACCGAAGCCCGGAACTTACGACGATATGAACATTCCGCAGATCGACGAAGGCATCCCGCAATCCGTTGTGTTCGGGGAAGTCTGGATCAGCGACTGGTTCGTTATCGCAACGGGTAATTTCAGAACGAAGAAAGTCAAAGCCAAACAGGCTAAGAAATAAGGGGGCAGTATGATCATCAAAGTCGAACATGTGCGCGCGGCCGGGCTATGCAGCCGTGGCCTGGTAAACCGCATGAAACGGTACGGCATGACTAATGCCGAAATACAGGATGCGCTGCAGAACGGCATGCCCGAAGAAAAGGTGCGCAGCTACGGCGACGCTCAAATGGAAAAGGTGATCGCGCTGGCGCATCAACTGGAAGCGGAGAAACGCAATGGGTAAGGCAAAGAACATCACAGTCGGCTTTAAATATTTAATGTCGCTGCAGATGGGTATTTGCCGTGGGCCGGTCGACGCGCTACTGGAAATCAGGGTCGGCGACCGGACCGCATGGTCTGGCGAATACACGGGCAACACGGCTTTCTCGATCAATAAGGGCGACTTGTTCGGCGGTACCAAGGGCGAAGGCGGTATCGAAGGGAAAGCCGAACTCTACATGGGGGAGTCAAACCAGACGGTTTCTTCTGCAGTCAAGAGCATCCTGCCGGGGCTGTCTTCTGAATTCCGCGGCATTGTAACGGTGTTCTTTGACGGCGTAGTTTGCGCGATGAACCCGTACCCAAAACCGTGGGCATTTAAAGTCCGTCGGCTGCGTAAAGGATGGGACGGCGCGGTATGGTATGCCGATAAAATCCAGATTGATATGACATCCCAGTACACCGACGACAACGGAAAAGTGCAGACCGGAAGTATCCAGGCTATGAACCTGGTGCATGCGCTTTACGAGGCTTGTACGAACCGGGTGTGGGGGCGCGGTATCCCTCGCAACCTCATGGACGAAAATGCGTGGCGCTATGCGGCTGACCTGCTTTATAACGAACGCCTCGGCATTTGCATTGCATGGAAACGCACGGACAACTTAGACGCCTTTGCGCAGAACCTTCTGGATCATGCTGGCGCTACGATGTTCGTTGACAAACAGACTGGCCTGCTGACCTTGAAATTAATTCGCGACGATTATGTGTTCGAATCGTTGCCGGTGTTCACGACGGATAGCGGGCTGCTGGACGTCGAAGAATGTTCTATCTCCGCGGGCACCAGCCTGATTAACGAAATCGTGGTGGGGTTCCATTCGCCGCTGTCTAACGAAGACGGGAAAGTCCGCTCGCAGAACCTGGCGGGGATTCAAACGGCCGGATGTATCGTTTCCAGTAATGTGGACTATCTAGCGGCTCCTACCGCCGAGCTGGCCCAACGCCTGGCAGACCGCGACCTGAATGCGCAGTCAATTCCGTTGCGCGGGTTCAAGTGCAAATTCGATCACCGTGGCTGGAAGATTCAGCCGGGCAGCGTATTCCGCATTCAGGATCCTAAGCGCGGCGGCATCGAC